GAAAATCCCAACATGCAGTCAGAATTCATTAAAGGCAAACTCAATTTCAGATTTGGACGTGACATATCACCGAGAGTCAAACATGGCTTTATGGTCCTCGAGAATAACACGAGTGCTACGGCCACTGTCGACGGCGCGAGCTATCACAGTGACCTGAAACTTGTGACGCAATTCTCGTTTGCAGGCCGTAACAAGCGTGTTGACACCTCTAGGTCATGGACGAACTGGGATGGTTACAATGAGACATATATAGATGTCAATGGCGTCTATGACCCTGGTCTTGCTTTGACCGAATTTGCACGGCATTCGAAAGAACGGCGTGTAGTTAAGGAAGATACCTATTCGATATTAACGAGGCAGATTCAGGAAGACAGCCATGAGGCCTTCTTGTATAATATGTTGATTTCTTGGTTAAAAGCACAATTAAAACAATTTAATGCAGATGATAAGGAGGTGCTTGAAGTGTACACACTACCGTATGATGATAGTCATATAACAATTGATTTGGGACACGGTTATGCTCGCCAATTGCATGAGGTGGAATTAGGATTACCAGTTGACCAGAACGAGATAGCTAGCGCCAATTGGTATATTCGCGAGGTAGCACCAGGCACCCGTAACACGGATTCGTATTGGAAACGAGAGTTCGTCTTGCATTATGACGGCTCTGACCCTAGGAAGACTGCCTTCTACCTAGCGCATGTACTAGGTAGGACCAACGTATCTGTGCTCAATTTTGATGTCCCCATAACTGGTCTAGATACCAGTTCCCTAGCACTTGACCCAATTGGTGGTGAGGACTTGATGACTGATTTTGACTTGCCCTGGGACAAGCCAGATATGTTCTGGAGTTGGATAATAGACTACGTCAGACTAAACAGGTTAGAATCAGCGTTTGCAGCAACGCTGGAGCTGTTGGGAAGCGTAGCCGTGCAACCGAATTGGTCCACACAGGAGGCATGTCTGTGGGCTAGGTCAGAACAAGTGATAGTGTTGCCGATATTTTCACCGACGAGAGCAAGGATTAGGACGAACTTGGAAGGTACGCCATATCGAATGAGTGCAGGCGCCACAGAATTTACTATGTCTGAGGCCAGGTCACCAAGGACCTTTTTGTTGACTAGTGCACTCTCAAATTATTACCAGTACCTCGGGCTGTATGCGATTCTATTCAATGAGGCCAGAAGCATGATTGATTGGCGAGATGTGTACAGGTCCCAAGGAGGCTTACTACGTGAACTTGTGTCTTGTGAGGCCAAAGCGGCAGCCATATCCGTCGCGACAGGAATGGAATACGCGACCTGCATGACCGAAGGATGTGGAATGTACATTGACGTCTCAGGAATGTCCACAGACTACGTAGGTCTGGACTACCGTGTTAAGGGTGACTACATATACCACGGCGATAGCACCAAGTGGTTACCAGCACCAGTGACAGGTTCCCTAGTCTTAGGAACGCTATCTGGGGAAATGGAAGCACTGGCTCATCTGCAAGGGCACATGTCAGTAACATTCGGCGGCGCTATTGGTGAGATGTACGATACCGATGTGATCTACAAGACGGCAACGATATATAGGCTGTTTGGCCACGATGTGGAATTTGAACAGTACCCGACGAACAAAGTAGTTAAGCCAGTGGTACCATCAAAGGAGTGTGTCCCCGATGTGGGTTCGATAATGTTTGACCCAAGTGATCCGGTGACACTTAAAATAGGACGCAATGTTGGTAGAGACTACGGTAACACATATGTCCTACCAAACCTCTTTACGTTAGCTCATGGTTGTAAAACACTGATTTGCACCATCCAGACACCAATGATTGAAGTGTATGACGACGTAGAGAGGAAGGTACGTTGTGCCCCAACTGTGTTGTTGACCAAAGTGAAGAGGCCAATAACTTACAAAGTCAAGTCGGCATACTCAGCAAAGCCGTCGGTTTTTCAAGCAACTCGGCTGAACAAGATACCGATCATATACAAGCCGAAGCTGCCAGAACCAGGTGGGCCGGTACCCATCACAAAACCACTGCCCCCAGGTACGACGCAATTACCGGACGTGCCACGGGTTGGGCAGGAAGACACGCCTATGCTGGAGACGTTACCAAAGCCGCCGGACATAGCGTAGGGGATTATTGGACCGCTGACGTGCCAGACCGTGCGATCGGAAGAACTACAGACAAGTGTAGTCACGGTAAGGGATGGCGAGCCTGCATTAAATGTGCGCCATCGGGCATGAGCAGGCTACGTATGGTAAGCGGGAGTAAGCTGTTCACTAGAAGGACAACAGCCGCGCGCGTGAGGCGATCTCACGCCGTCATCAATGTGTTAGATGACGAAAATTCACGAGGTTATCAGAACAAGGTCACACTACGAGACCATAACGCACCGTTGTGTCTCAAACTCACGTCTCATAACAACTGGATCGCTACCACAACAGAAAACGCGACACATTTGTTGATTGATATTTTAGATTACGTCGTGCAGGACGCGGCTGTTACATATGATTATTTTGGTGTGAGTGTCAAAACTCAGTTTTTACATGGAACAACAAAAACATTCGTTTATTACCAGGCTGACCAGTATGTGGCGCCTATGACTACTGCTCTACTAGTGGTCCTCTCAAGACACTTTACTGGCGACTTGCGGTTCTACTATAACGACCCGACATCAATTGCAAATCTACTGGTTGATGTCGAAGAACCACGTAAGGTCGATGCACCAAACTGGACACCGGAATCCATCGCCAAGGCTCCGATTAGCAGGATCAGTGGGGAGCACCACATTCATTACAGGGCTGAAGAAGTCTGGGCTAGCTTGGATACAGAGCAGAAGACAAAAGCAGCGGAAGCATTTAACCTCCCTAAAGATTCTACAAATACTTTCATAGCTGGTGTGATGCTATGGCTTGCTAACGCTGGACTACTAGGGCATTGGGTTATTGACAAGATGGGTCTGTTTAGGACGCAGACCATGGCCGATTACATGAAGATGGCCAAAACACTATCTGTTAGGGCAAAATCATATCAAAATCTATTAGGTGGCGATCTGAGGCAGCTATTCGAGATGGACGTCTTAGTCAACCGTATCGACGGCGTGGTGGACTGGCACGCAGAGCGCGCAAACAGAGTGGAACCAAATACGGCCAACATCAGTAGTGACAGAGTGTACAACAGAGCGTTGACAATATTTAGGAGAGCTGACAATACGTCACAGAGACCACGCTCTTTGCAGTGGAAGGACTTTTGGGATGCCAGATGGCAGTGGTCTGCATCGGGCAGTATACACTCACAGTACCAGGAAGATGTCTTACACCTACCTGCGGGCCGAGAATTTAGGAATAAATTTATAGCATTACTACAGATGGAGGACGTCCAAATAACACATTTCCTAGAAAAACCGCCCTCACTAGTGGGGTGGACCTCAACTAAATACGAGTGGGGGAAGTTAAGGGCGATATATGGTACGGATGTTACCAGCTATGTGTTAGCCCACTACGCATTCTACAACTGTGAAGAAACATTGCCGAGGGAGTTCCCGGTAGGATCAAAGGCTACGAGTCAATACGTCACAGCACAGGTAGGCGCAGTACTTGAGAACAAGGTGCCATTCTGTATGGACTATGAAGATTTTAATTCCCAACACTCGACTACGAGTATGGAGGCGGTCATAGATGCGTACATCGAAGCACATGGCAATACTCTCGAACCAGAACAGGTACTAGCAGCAAAGTGGACTCGCGCATCACTGCGAAACGTGGAAATTAGGGACCAGACAGGACTGAGACAGACGTATAAAGCTAAAGGAACGCTGCTGTCAGGCTGGCGGTTAACGTCATTTATGAACTCTGTTCTAAATAAGGTGTATATGTCAGTGATGCTCGACTCGACTACGGCAGCAATACGCAGTGTGCATAATGGCGACGACATCCTTGCTGGAGTCAATAATTTCAAGACAGCACTTAACGCACTGAAAGGAGCGAGCAAACATAACATACGATTGCAGAGGGCTAAATGTGCATTCGGTGGTATAGCAGAGTTTCTACGCGTTGATCACACGAGGGGCAGTCATGGACAGTATTTGACTAGGAGCATAGCAACTCTTCTACACTCAAGGATAGAATCAAGCTTGGCAACAGATGCAGTAAAGGCCGTGTCAGCCATGGAGGGTCGATTTATAGATTTCTTCATGCGCGGAGGGGATACCGGCCTAATTACGAGACTTCGTGACCAGCACTACAATCGCATATCTAGCGTGTTCGGAATGACAGCAAGCGACTTACACACAATTAAAACGGCGCACCAGGTCACCGGAGGTTGTGAGGACAGTCTAGCAGCCAGTGTAAGTGTGATAATAGAAAAGACGCTAGACGTCTGCGAAGAAGCCCCGAAACTACGGTTACCAGGAGTAGCCGCATACGCAAGGTCTATAGTCAAGGCGCTACAACTTGACAGACCAATAGAACAAGTAGCAAAACGCATTTACAACGCAACGCTAAACGCGGTATCTTTCGGCCGAAGGAAAATAACCATAAGGCCTAACGAAGATATTAAGCAGTACTTAGTGTATCGCAGTTTGTATAAAGCGCACGCCAGAGTGAATCAGAACGTGGCATACGGCAAGGCACAATTAGTGGGCTTTGTATTCGATGTACTATCACGAGACCCAGGGTTACAAACCCTGGCGCAAGTGATCGTCGGAGCAAAGGACCCTATGACAGCCTTACGTGTCCTAGTCTG